AAGGTGTTGTAATGTCAAATATTCCAACATCACAAGATGCTGAGTTTTTTGCACTTTGTGTAAAGAAATGGCAGTCAATTCTTCACCTTGGTGATTGGAGAATTGAAAAGGGCATGAAGCCCGCCAAGCAAGCAATGGCCTCTGTTGAGTTTAATGAGGGCGCACGATTAGCAACGTACAGACTTGGTGATTTTGGCGAAAAGATTACAGATGAGATTTTAGAAGCCACAGCATTACATGAGGTGCTTCATGTATTTTTGCACGATTTAATGGCGTCAGCGCAAGACCCAAAATCATCAGAAGAAGAAATAGAAAAACAAGAACACCGAGTAATAAATCGACTTGAGCAACTGCTCCTAAAGGATTCAGATGGGTTCTCATAACCAAACTTGCACAGATGATGAGTTTATTGCTCTGTGGGGGCAACACCAATCTGCCGCAAAATTAGCAAAAATCCTTGGTGTTGCGACCCGTAATGTTCAAAATAGAAGGCGCAATCTTGAAGCTCTATACGACATAAAATTGTTTAGTGCTGACCCTAGAAGTAATTATTACGATCCACGACAAGCCTCTTACTCTCCACTAAAGCAAATTGACCTTGGCATACTTGACGGGACTGTAATTGTCTTCTCAGATGCCCACTTCATTCCCTCAGAGCGTTCTACGGCTTTTAAAGGGCTTCTGTACATGATAGAGGCACTCAAACCAGTGGCGGTTATAGCTAATGGTGATTCATTTGATGGAGCATCTATAAGCCGCCATGACCCAACTGACCAACCCGCTACAACAGTCATTCAAGAATTAAAGGCTACACAAGGCGCATTAGGTGAGATTGAAGAACGTGCCAAGGCCGAGCGCCACAATGTGCGCTTGATTCATACATGGGGCAACCATGACGCAAGGTTTGCCAATCGCCTTGCACAACACGCCCCACAATATAAAGATGTGCTTGGATTCAAGATAACTGACCACATACCTGATTGGGAGTTCTGCTGGGCTTGTTGGCCTACATCTAAAGTGATTGTGAAGCACCGATATAAGGGGGGAATTCACGCCACCCACAACAATGCCCTTTCGAGCGGGGTCTCAATGTGCACTGGGCATTTGCATTCCTTGAAAGTTACGCCATACAATGACTATAATGGAATACGTTTCGGTATTGACACTGGAACATTGGCAGAACCTGATGGCCCTCAGTTTACTTATGCTGAATTAAATCCAAACAATCACAGGTCAGGCTTTGCGGTGCTGACCTTTTTTAATGGTGAATTGCTTTGGCCTGAGTTGGTTCATGCTTTCTCTGAGGATCACATTCAGTTCAGGGGTGAAGTGATTGACGTATCTGCGTTTTAGCCCTCATAGGGACAATAAAGAGTAAAACAGTATGAGTGCTTGGTTAATTGCTTTTGTGGGAGCAATCTACGCATATATTGCGGTGGAACAGTTGCTAAAAGGCAACCCTGCTATGGCAGTTGTATATGGCGGCTATGCAATAGGAAATGTGGGGCTTTACCTTTTAGCAAAGTAAGCCCCACTTAATTACTCTTCTGCTTCTTCTTCTTCGGTGTCTTCTTCAAACTCAATCTCAAGTTCGTCAGCATCTTCATATTCATCACCGCACCAGCCTGTCTCTTCTTGATGATTAATGAAGGCTTGCAGAATGGCGATCTTACTGAAATCAAAGGTATTGATCGTAACGCTCTCATTGCCTGTCCAGCCAAATTCCATTTCAAATTTCATAATATTCCCCGTTAACGCAACCGATTGTTGCCATGAAATACTAGGCTTAATTTGTGACAATTGCTTGCCATTCACGTTCGCTTCTTCCTGAGTTGGATGTTACTTTTTCACCAGTTAAGGTGATAAGCCCAAGGACTTTCATCTCGTTAAGCCGCCTAGCCACCTGATTGCCGTCAAGATCGGTGCGGGCTGAAATGCCATCCTTGCCCAACGGCCCATGCTTTTGCAAGCACTCCAAGATGATGATGTGGTGCTGATTGGCTATTTCCTTGATTGAGTCGGCTGCTTCATAAGAAGTCACGGGGTCGGTTGCCCTGACCCGTGGGAACTCAGGAAATATTCTGTCAAAAAATTTCACATAGTCCATGACTTTTCCTCAGAATGGTGCGTCATCAATGGGTAAGCCTTTGAATTCTTCTCTAGGCTTAGGGGTGTTCATATATGCCCAGCCGTTCCAACCGCCATCAGGCAGAGGAATACTGTCAAGTTTGAGCATCAAGCCGTTTTTAGTCTCAATGACAGAACCGATGGTTTGATAGCGGGATTTCTCTTGTCCATCTTTGTTGGTGTACTTACCTGAAACAATTGTGATTTCGTAGACTTTAGACATTTTTGACTTTCATTAGTTGGTTTATTTTGGTATCAAGTTCGGCAAGGAATTTGACAATTTCATCTTCAATCAGTCTGATATACACATCATCCCGTGGGACACGTTTTACAAACATCTGAAGTTCGGTAGGCAGTCGATTGTCAAAGCTGACAAAATCGCACCATTTACGCCTTGTGCAACTTAATTGGAATTGCATCTGAGTGTAGTATTTGTTCGGCACACTCTCAGACAATAAAGTCTCGATATGTGTCGAGGTATTGGGCGCTTTTATCTCTAAGAGTCCCTCATCCCCAACAAGGCCATCAGGAGATGCACCAGACATTTTTATGGTGGGATGGGATACAAACCCCACCTCATCAACTAAAACGTCATAGCGGGCTTCATAGGCGGCTCTAGCAAGTGGCTCTGTCTCTGTGCCGTGTTGCATGGCAGCGTTGGTAAAACTTTCACCTTTTTGGCCTGTCAAGCGTTCACAGACAAGTTGCGCCATGTAATTGTCACGGGTAGTTGAGTAGCCTGTTTTGGTTTTGGCAAGCACATCAGCAACACGACTAGCGGTGACTTTACCGATGCGGATGTTAAACCAGGCATCCGATCCTTGTTCCATAAGTTCAATCATTTTGATCCTTTAAAATTTGCTGTTCATGTTTTATGGCTTCATAAATTTTGACTTGAGCAGCCATGCCATCTTCAAACCCTTTTGCGTAAATATCGTTATCTGCTTCAATCAGTTCCTTGATGAGCGCAAGACTTTCTTCGCAGACTTTCGTCAGACTGTCCACAGCCATGTTGCGTTTGATAATCATGTGTTCCCCCTTGCTCGTATGGCTTTGGCAATTTGGTCATACCCGTAATATTCGTAATGTTCTTCACATATCCTTGCACACGCCTCACGCTCTGCTAAAACTGCGGCTTTGATGGCATCGTTTTCCCAATGGTAGGGCTGGCCTTTCATTTGGTTCTCACGCTCGATGCGCTCAAACTCATCGTCTTCATCTGTATGGATCATAATTTCCCTTTTGCGCCACATTAAAGTTTTGCCTTGGCTTTGTCTTTGGCAGCGATAACTTTCATCTGCCAGGCTTTGTCGCCATCACAAGCCGCATAAGCAACTTTGTAGGCAATCTTGAGTTCGTCTTGTGTAGTGGCGTTGTCGATGGCCAAGAACAAGTCAATCATGGTGTCAGCCTCAATGGTTGACTCAGGCTCTATAAAAGACGGAAGATCGTCTCCGTTATAAATGTATAACCCAAGGCCATGCAAGCTGAGTGCTTTGGTCATGCACCGCATGATTGCCGTGTTGACCTGAAAGGCATCAGGGTTTAGGATGGCTTTGTTGCGGTGATCCATAACGGGCAACTGGCAAGTCATTGGCTTGTCAAACATGGTAACTGTGACCCAGACCATTGCTGTGCCGTTGATGTCCATGTAACATTTGTCACCGAACATATTTACTACAAAAGTAGCTTTAGCATCTGCCTTGAGAGCTTCTGCCCATGCCCAAGCCCATGAAAGGTACGTCAGGTTGGCTTTTTTCTCTGTGTGTTCGTTGACGTTTAATGTCAGTAAATTAGCGACTGTCATTTAGCCTCTCCAAGCAAGTAAAACACCCCAACCGCCAAAGATGACGATGGCCAAAAAGCACTCAACAATAGTTTGAATAATCTTAGATTTCATTTTGTTCTTTCAGCATACGAGCGTGGTGGGTTTTGACTTCATCCATGATGTAGTCTGATTGGTCTTTGGGCATATCGTAGGTAATGTCATTACCCTGTTGGTCGTACACAAACACATCGTAAATTTCAGGTGAGTTGTAGTCGTAGGGCAGATTGTTTTCTGCTGGGTAGTAGTCGTAGCCGACTGTTACTTTGTCGAAACTGTCGCCATCATTGTGTGTGATGAGATCGTCAAAGTGGTATCTGAGTTTGTAGTCAATCATGGTGTTTCCTTAAAGGGCCGAAGCCCTGTTAATTAGCTGTTAAGCCATTCCTCATAAGATTTGAGGGGTTGACCATTGCGGGTAATGTCACCGCCTTTGCCATCGTCAGCACAAGCCAAGTAAATTTGATACTCTTGGTCATTAGTGCCACGTTGTTGTGTTTGCCAATTGGCGTTGGGAATAAGGTTTTCGTTCATTTGGTTTCCTAAAAAGACCCCGAGAAGTTCAGGGCATGGGTGTATTGTATATCAAACTAAACACACAGCAACAATTTTTTTTAGGTGTTTACCCTAATTTTGTAAAAAATAATTAAATGTTTATTTTGCTATACTGATTGCATGGACAAACAAAAAGCTATCACATTGGCTGGCTCACAAAGTGAGCTTGCAAGAATTTTGGGCATCACTAGGGCAGCGGTACACAATTGGAAAACCATTCCAACGGGGCGGCTTTATCAATTGATGGTGTTGCGGCCTGATTGGTTTATCGAGTAAGATTGTTTGAAACACGGCTAGGTACGAA